CTGATATTTTTTATTTAATTTATCAAGTGAGTCACCTTCGAATTCTATTTTTGCATTTAAATCAATGAGATTTTTTTGTGCCTGTTCTAAGTTAAGATTAGCTATTTCTGTTTCACTAATAAACTTTGCTTGGTTGGCCTCTATTTCGAGCTTCATCGTTGTTTCGGCTGTTTCATAGACAAGTTTAGCATTAATTGCCTTTACTTGGGCTTGATACTTGTCAGCCTCAAGCTCAGCAGAGTGTACATATTTTGTGCGGTGCGCTTTTTTATGGGATTTATCAATTAAATTACTTAGGTAAGGATTTAGAAAAACAACCAAAATAGTTGTTAAAAATGGCAGGTAGTATGTCAAAGCATGATCAACGCCAAGAAATGATGAAGATAGATTTTTAATTTTTTGTATTCTATCATCTATATCACCTCTTCCAAATCCAAGAATAATCACTCGTTCCCAATTCATTATCCCCCATGAAATTAGAAAGCTATAGAAAAATGGACTGCCAAATCTACTCGCCAAGGCTGTGCTCAGAGGTTTGCCATTTTTTGCGGCTTCATCGAAAACTTTTCCAGCAATTTCATTAGCTTTTTCTGTGAGTTTAGAATCGGCCATTAATTTTTCTCCAGTAAATTTTCTTGATAATAACCAAAAAAAAATCCTAAGAATAGTCTTAGCAAGAAAAGATGCGATCTTACTAAGTAACGTCAATGGATTAAAAAAAGAATCGTTTTTGTGATAAAAAGCACTGGTTACATGAACAGTTAATTTGGTTATAGTATGTGATGTACTCGCGAATTGCAGTCGTTGGTACAAAGGTTGGTCCCGTTCATTTGCAGATGATGGGGCGGGGCCGGTTAAAAACAGTGTGTGGAGAAGACAGAATGCTAAATCAATCAGCGGGCGTCGTTACGTCTGCCGGCAGTGCCATTCATGCCCCAATCATGACCAGCCGTGAAATTGCTGATCTCACAGCGAAGCGTCATCCAGATGTTAAGCGGGACATTGAAGTCATGCTGCTTCAGCTTCAGGAAGATGCGAGCAAATTTGCTCACATCTATTTTGACAGCATGAACCGCCAGCAGAGTGAGTATCATCTCGACCGTGAGCACACCGAATGCCTCATCACCGGTTACAGTGCCATCCTCCGCATGAAAGTAATTAAGCGATTGCATGAGTTAGAGGAAAGCCTGTCTCCTCGCTTGCCTCAAACTCTGCCAGAAGCTTTGCGCCTGGCCGCTGACCTTGCTGAGGAAAAGCTTCAGCTTACCAATCAGCTTGCCATTGCTGCACCAAAGGTTGCCTTCATGGATCGTTACGTCACGGCCACCGGCTCAATGACATTCCGCCAGGTGGCAAAACTTCTTGAGGCCAAAGAGCCGGAATTACGCTTGTTCCTGATTGAAAGCCGGGTTATGTACCGCCTCAATGGCGTCCTGACACCCTACAGCCAACATATTGAGGCTGGTCGATTTGAAGTGAGAACCGGCACCACTACCGACTCTAACTATGCGTTCAGTCAGTCCCGCTTTACCGCGAAGGGCGTCCAGTGGATTGGCGGGCTATGGACAGCGCATAAAGCTGCAGGCGGTGCTGAGTGAGAGCATTGCTTACACCAGAAATAGCGCCACGCACAGGGATTGTACTTTTCAGGCCGGGGCCGGAGCTGCTGAAGCTCTTCAAATCTCGCGTTGTGGTCAGCACACCGACAATGGATATGGCAGACCTGCCGTCAGGGCGGCTGAATGACGGCACCCAGCCACTACTTGATGAACCCTCACTGATTCCATTCTTCAGTCACGAACGTGTGATAGCGGCTGCTGGTGGTTCTAATGCGCTGGCATCCTTCGTCCAGTCATTTGGCTGCTGTCAGTGGGAAAAGCCCGAAACATGGCATCACCATGAATTCACAGTGTCAGAAATCGAAAACGGCCTGGTGTCTCTTTGCTACAGCCACGATAATGAGTTCAGGGAAAATGGCGTACCTGGTAGCCTGGAGAATATCGCCAAAGGCAATACCGCACTCTGGATAATCAAAGCTGCATGCAGCCAGATGGCGCTAAGCGGCGATCACCAGATGACACTACCTGAATTATGCTGGTGGGCCTCACTGAATGACCTGATTGATTTGATACCGGAGGCACCAGCGCGGCGCGTACTGCGCATGCCAAAGGAAGCCATACAGGCTGGCGAACTCAAAGAGTCGCGGATTGTTCCGATGCGTCCGGCACGCGAAGTTATTCAGGATGCTGCTCAGGTCGTCAAAAAGATAATTAGCTTACGTACTGACCCGGAATCACCAGAATCATTCATGAAGCGGCCCAAGCGTAAGCGCTGGGAGAGTGAGAAATACACACGGTGGGTTAAGTCGCAAAGCTGCGCATGTTGCGGCAGTCAGGCGGACGATCCTCATCACATCATCGGACATGGACAGGGAGGAATGGGAACAAAGGCCCATGATTTATTCGTGATACCGCTTTGCAGGGCGCATCACGACGAGTTACACCGCGACCCAAAACTTTTTGAGTCGAATTACGGCAGTCAGGTTGAACTGCTATTCAGGTTCCTGGATTTCGCGATTGCAGTCGGCGTTATCGGGACAGATAAAAAATAAAGTGTGTGGAGAGGATTAAATATGCGTGACATGTCACAGGTATTGGAGCGCTGGGCTGGCTGGGCAAAATCGGACAGCAGCGGCGTGGATTACTCATCAATTGCGGCAGGCTTTAAAGGTCTGCTGTCGCAGGATTCGAAATTAACGCTCACCTGCAGCGATAATGACGGATTAATCATTGAGGGCTGTCTGGCTCGACTTAAAGAAAAGCGCCCGGATGAGCACGCAATCATTGTGTTGCATTACTTTTTCAATATCTCAAAACGCACCCTGGCAAAGCAGGCCAGGCGGGATGAGAAGATAGTGAGAATTGAAATACAGATGGCTGAAGGCTTTATTGAGGGCTGTCTGGCGATGCTTGATGTTCGGCTGGACATGGATGCCGAACTGACACCGAAAAAAATATTGAAAAAACCTCTCACGCGGTCCGCATTTTCCTTAGTAATCTGATAAGGTCGATTACAAGCAGTGCAGCTTATCTGCTAAAAGTCAGTTCCAAATGTGGATGTCAAAGCGCCTCGGGCCTCACCAGCCTTGAGGCGTTTTTATTTTAAATATCCTGAAAGATAAAAAGAATTAACCCTGTTGCCGACGGGCAAGGCAGTTACCGCTTTCGCGTCAGGGTCCTTTTATCAAAAGAGCATTTATCTCACTCCTGAGTAAACAATAATGTTGACATGGTAAGCATAAATGCTTACTATAATCCCATGTTCAACAGACAGGAGGAGTAGTGAAGCAGAGCGAGTTCAGGCGGTGGCTTGAATCTCAGGGAGTCGAAGTTTCAAACGGTACTAACCATCTGAAGCTGAGATACAACGGGAAGCGAAGTGTAATGCCGAGGCATCCCGGCGCTGAGTTAAAAGAACCACTGCGAAAGGCGATAATGAAGCAGTTAGGCCTGAAATAACTAACCAGCCCTCCGGGGCTGGTTCTCGCGAAGTTTCACTAAGACGATATGCGATACCCGATTAATCTTGAGCCGTGCGACGGCGGATATGTGGTTTCGTTCCCGGATATACCGGAGGCGCTGACTCAGGGCGATACGCGTGAGGAAGCGCTGGCGATGGGGCTGGATGCGCTGGTTACTTCATTTGATTTCTACTTTGAAGATAACCAGCCTGTCCCGGCACCTGGGCCGGTAACCGGTGATTTCGTAGAGGTTCCGGCGAGTGTGTCGGCGAAGGTGCTACTGCTTAATGCTTTCCTTGCTTCCGGCTTAACTCAGGTTGAGCTGGCTTCACGCATGGGAGTTAAAAAGCAGGAGGTAACGCGCATCTTCGATCTGCACCACTCGACCAAAATAGATACTGTTCAGAAGGCGCTCTCAGCGCTGGGCAAGCGGCTTGAATTAGTCGCTGCCTGACAGGCATCAAATAATAAATTCAAAGGCTCACTTCGGTGGGCCTTTTTCGTTTTTGCGCACACCAATCAGTCTCCACACACACTTTTGACACCGTGGTGTTGCGCATCTTTCTTATGACTACTGACAGCACCTGCCAATTAACGGAGGTGAGGATGAAACGCATGCCGGATAAAGACGTTGGGTTCTGGGCAAGCCTGATCGCCTGGCTTTATGCCCACAAAAACGAAACCGGCTATGCGGGTCTTGCCGGAGTCATGGCGATTCTAAGAGCCACTTACGTTGGTAAAGACGCATGGTCACGCCGCCTGCTTGATGCTGCGATGTGCAGCGTCTTCGCCTTCTTCCTGCAACCAAGCCTGCAGGTGATTGGTTCGGCGTTCAACTGGCACTTTAGTGAGGACATAACGAGGGTTGCTGCGGTGTTCCTTGGCTTCCTCGGTGTGGATTACATATCAACAAGGATACGCCGCCAGATAGATAAGCGATTGGGAGACAGTAATGCTGACAGCCAGTAGTTTTCAGCTTGCGACCGGCGTGAGTAATGCGCTGCGTGATGCATGGTTTCCTCATATAGCGGCAAGCCTCTCTGCTTTCCAGATAAGTACGCCATTGCGTCAGGCTCACTTTCTGGCGCAGACGGGGCACGAGTCAGCCGGGTTCCTGAAGGTGGAAGAGGGGCTGAACTACAGCGAGAACGCGCTTACCGCAATGTTTGGTAAGCGCATCACCGCTGAGCAGGCCCGCGCCTATGGTCGTAATGCGATGCATGTGGCTAACCAGAAGATGATTGCCAGCATCATTTACGCAAACCGTAACGGGAATGGTGATGTTGCTTCAGGTGATGGTTACCGCTATCGCGGTCGGGGCCTGATTCAGGTCACCGGCAAGGCGAACTATGCAGCACTGGTGAAACAACTTGGCGCTGACGTGGTGGCGAATCCAGATTTATTGCTGGGCTATCGCTTTGCTGCGATGTCTGCTGCGGCATGGTGGAAGAATAACGGCTTAAACGAGCTGGCTGACTCTGATGATGTTATCCGCATCACCAGAATCATTAACGGTGGCACCAATGGTCTGGACGACCGGAAATCCCGCTTATCAAAATCTAAGGGGATTCTATGTTCAACGTAATCGGCTTTATCCGAAACAATTCAGGTCTGGTCATCATCGGTCTTATCTGCGTGGCGCTGTGGGGGCTTAACGCCAGTAACTCACAGCTGAAAGCGACAAACGACAGGCTTGAGAAGCTGGCAAACAGCAAAGACGAGCAGATTAACGACCTGCGCTCTAAGAACGATGGTCTGGCATCAAGTGTCACTGAGCTGGTGACAGCCGTTAAACAGCAAAACGAAGTGATGAGTCAGGTCACAGAGCAGCGCGCCGTAACAGCCCAGCAGAACCGGAAACTACAGAATGAAATTAAGCGTTACCTTGCGGCGGACAAGTGTGCTGTTGCTCCTATTCCCCCTGATGCTGCTGACCGGCTGCGGGACGCAGCAAAAGCCGCTGGTGGAGTACCGGGCAGTGCAACAGCATCGGCTAAGCCTTCCGGCTGAACTGACCAGCCAGATTGACGTTCCAGCGCCATCACAGGATATGACGTTCGGTGACAGCGTAAGCCTCAACGCAGAGTTATATGGTGCTCTGGGGCAGTGCAACATTGACAGGGCTGCCATCCTAAAACTGGAAAGAAAATAGGCGGAGTGCAGCAATTCATAAGAGAGCAATGTGCAGATCACTAACCTTTCATTTGCTTGAGTTCATAAAAAGTTAGCATTATTCTCCATAGCACCCCGCCGCCTTGAGAACAGATGATGTCTTTTTTTGAAGAATTAGTTAATGATCCCGCAAAACTCTACCCCTTTTTGGGTGCAGTTGCTGCCCTATCAGTGCCTCTTATTGTTAATACAGGTAAGGATATTTACTTTGATATAAGGAAGCGTAAGACAGAAAGGAACTACATCATTGTACAGCTCATATTTCTGTTAGATGAGTTTACCGCTAAATGCGGTGAAGTTTCTTGGGATCAGGGATTTGATCCATTCTATCCAGAACCTAATGAACACGAATACGAGCCTCAAGTGGACATTCCGACGTTTAATCTATCCGAAGTTAAAGGTGAGCATAAGTACCTTGATCCATTGATGCTTTATAAGCTTCAAAACATTAGTGTTGAACTCTACAAAGCAAAAGAAAAATTGCGAGAGATCACAAATAGTCCTGCATATGATTACGATGATGTTCATCATTACTATGCTGAGCGACGTAGGTCTTATGCAAAAGTTGGGCTTTACTCAATTGAGATATCTGATGAATTAAGAAAGATATTTAAAATACCAAAGCGCGATGACTGGGACCCAAGGGTTACAATAGAGAAAAGCCTTAAATCCATGTGGAGGTCTAGAGCCAATCAGACTTTGAGGAGTATGGAAAGAAAAGCCGAAAGAATAATGGCAAAGCATAGAGTAAAAGAGAATTAATTATTTATAAAACTTAGAAAAATAGTGAGAAATTAATTTTTATACTGGCATCTTCGCAGAATTAGATTTACAGGCTTGGTAAGCCAAACTGTTAGGTGTCCGACGAAATTAGAAAAATTCTCTTTCATAGTATTAAGGTTGCGGTTAGTTTATGACCTCCATTGATAAGGAGGGTTTATGCTTGATAATTACTTAAGGTCGGCTGGCGGAGCTACATCGGCAGAGAAGAAGAGAATAATTGCTTTAGATGCTGCATTAGAGTTGGCTAAAGCAGCATTAGGAGCTTCTTCCGCAAATACCAACTCAACACGTGTTGCTGATTCTTTGAATGGTGTTGCAAATAACATTGAAGCTTTAGCTGATGCTATACAGGAAGCAGCGAAGGTCAAGTAATTACACTGCCGCTCAAGGGCGGCTTTTTATATTGTGCTTAAAAGTGCATTTATCGAGTTAACTTTTCAGCATATAAACGATGAATCATCGGCTGGTTGGCTCACCATTGCCGAGGGTTAAACACATCCACATTTAGCCAGCAGGAAACGCTGAATGGCCAGCACTTCACCATGGCACAACTTATACAACTCTAAGCGCTGGTATCGCCTTCGCTATCACCAGCTCCAGAAGCAACCGTTGTGTGAGTTTCACCTCAAGCGCAATCAGGTTATCTCAGCATCCATAGTTGACCACATCACGCCACATAAAGGCGATGTTGCGCTATTCCATGATCCCGACAATCTCCAGTCACTTTGCAAACGTTGCCATGACTCAGTGAAGCAGCGTCTGGAGAATGGCGGAACAGTGACTGAGTTCGACGATGATGGCCGCGTTATCTGGTAACGGGAGAAATGAATGAAAGACCTCAAGATTGAATATAGAGATGGCAAGCTGATTGAGTTCAGTATCGACGGCATTCAGTTCAATTCGGTTACGGCCATCGGGTTCAGTCATGAAGTGGGCGAGACTATGCCATCGGTCAGCATGTCAATTCCGATTGGTATCGGCAAGAGCCTAGTGCCTGCCAGCCTGTCACGCGAGAACCTGCAAATCATTGAGAAGTGATAATCATTAGCATTTGAAGCCAGCCGATGACACCAAATCGGCGCTCCGATGCCCATTTGATAACTATTATCATTATCCTTATGGCAGGCACGGGGGGAGGGACAAAGCTCTGGCAGCAAAACCTTAAAGACCGCGCCCTCAGTTTCTTTTTTAAAAACGTCCAGAAAAAAAGGAAAAAGTAATGGCACAGCGAGGCAGAAAGTCTCTGGCTGCGACGTCTGCTGTCTCGCTGCCAGCTCTGGCTGAAAGCAGGCTGCAGCCGTCCATTCATCTCAGCGATCCCGAGATTAGCGTGTGGGTCCGGCTGGTGAATGACAATCCAGCAAATTCATTTACAGAAACTCACCGCGACATGATGGAAATGTATTGCCGTCATGTTGTTCAGTCGCGATTGCTGACGATGCAGATTGAAGAATTTGAGCTGAGCTGGCTGTCGCGCGAGGACGGGCTGAAGCGCTATGACAAACTGCTCACCATGCGTGAGCGGGAAGTCCGTTCTGCATCATCACTGGCAAGCCGGTTTTTACCCCGGCGGACATTACCGGCGAGGCTGACCCGGATCGTGGCTCTCTTGATGGTGCGCTCACCATTGCACTGCTGGTTGCCATTCAGGAAGTTAACGACCTGGGAAAGACTTCGAGCTCAGCGCCGAAGACGAATTCTGGTGCGAGCTCGTCCTCAACGGCATCGGTGGCCGCACCATCGCCGAAGCGCGTGAGAAGATCACCTTCAAAGAGTCGCAACTCTGGGCAAAATACCGGGAACGCTACGGAAGCCTGAACCCCATGATGCGTACCGAGTGGGGCGCAGGGATGGTGGCAAGCATCATCGCTAACGTCAACAGGGATGCGAAAACGCCGCCGTTCAGCCCGACTGACTTCACGCTGCACTTCACTAAAGTCACTGCTGCTGATGAGCCGATTTCACTTAATGAAGCCATGACCAGCTGGGGATAACGAATAAGCAGCAAATGCTGAATGATAAATGCTTCACATATGTCAAAATTTTCTTTAGGATTATTCCTAACTCTTGGGGATAAGGACATTAGTATGTGGAAGGCATCGATAGTTTGTTCAGTGATTGGTTTTATTCAAGGCGTCGTTATGGTTTTTCTGGCTGATAGTGCACCTCAGCAAGCAGCAGGAGCCGCAATGGGAATGGCATGGGCTGTGATCCCGTATTGCATTTGCCGTGCTATTCAGCAATTAAAGCCTCAGGAAGTGGTAATTAAACAAGAGGCTGCTAAATGAAAACTATTAGATTAGCAATTTTTTCCTCGATGATAATGTGTTCGTTTTCAGCGTCTGCTGCTGATTGGATCACTAGTTACAATAACGACGAAATGCGTGGAACCGCGCAAAAATTCATTCAAACCGAATCTGACAATTCCGTAGAGTTTGAGTTTCCATACAACGGCGGCTCGAAAATGGCTATTGTCCTACGTTCGAAAAAAACGGAGCTGAAAGAAGGCCAAAAACCAGAAGATCTCCAACCAAGTGAAGCATTGCTGGTAGTTAGTAAAGGGCAGTTTTCATGCAATTCATTTAACGATTGTCATGTATCGGTTAAATTTGATGGTGAGAAAATTCAAAAATTCTCAATGTCAGAGTCTGGTAATGGTAATTCGGACGTGATTTTTTTCGATCAGTCCTCGTCATTTATAAAAAATCTTAGCTCTCACAAAAAAGTCATTATTGAAGCTGAGTTTTATCAGGCAGGCGCTAAACAGTTTAAGTTTGACTTAGAAGGTTACGCGAGTCCCAAAAATAAATAACTGATTGATGTTTAGTAAAACCCGCTTCGGCGGGTTTTTTTTGGAGATTTTATGGCCAGTAAGTCACTCGGTACCCTGACGATTGACCTGATCGCAAAAGTGGGCGGCTTCCTTTCAGGCATGGACAAGGCCGAGCGTGCCACTGAAAAGTGGGCTAAGCAGGTCCAGAAGGACGCCGCTGCCAGTTCAGCCGCACTGCTCTCAGTAGGCGGCGCGGTTCAGGCAGCAGCGCTCGCGGCAGGCACAGCCGGTTTCGCTTTACTTAAATCAACGTCCGAACAGGTTAATGCCACAGACCAGTGGGCGAAGTCGCTGAAGATGTCCACGCAGGAGCTGCTTGCGTGGCAGTTCGCGGCAGAGAAAGCCGGTGTTGCTGGTGACAACATGGCCGACATCTTCAAAGACCTCAGCGATAAAATCGGTGATGCGGTCCTGAACAAGTCAGGCGAAGCAGTAGATGCACTGAACTCTCTTGGCCTGTCTGCCGATAAGCTGTCGAAGGTCTCACCGGACAAACAGCTGCTGGCGATTGGTGAGGCGCTGGGCAAAATCAGCACCAACGCAGGAAAGGTCACCATCCTTGAAAGCCTGGGTAATGACCTTTCAAAGCTTCTTCCACTATTCGACAACAACAATGCAAAGCTGAATCAGTTCATTCAGCTGGCGAAAGATTATGGCGTAGCACCTGACCCGCAATCTATTGATGACCTGATTAAGGTCAACACCCTGTTTCAGAATATGGAAGCTCAGGTGAAGGGGCTGAAGATGGAGATCGCAGCCGGACTGGCGCACGTTGACCTGAGTCCGCTGAATAACTCCCTCTCAGAGATTCACGATGTATTGACTGATCCGAAAGTACTGCAGGGCATTGCCGACCTTGTCAGTCAGGTAGCGCAGCTTGCCGGATGGCTGATTAAAGCAGCAGCTGGTGCAGGAAAACTTGCCACATCATCATCCAACCGTATGGCGGCGCTGGGTAACCGGGTTGATATGAATAACCCGGATCAGATTCAGGCACGTATTGATTACCTAAACAGCAATGCAAAGGATCGCGGCAACGGAATGTATGACGGCAGTCAGACCTTCCTCGGCTGGATCATGGGTAAAGACGACAGCGTCAAGGCGGTATCAGACGAAATTGCCACGCTGACCGGACGCCTGTCAGTGCAGAATAAGCAGCCGAAAGATATCAGGATATCCCCCGATGTTACGCCATCCAGTGCTTCATCGCTGCTGGACTTCGGACTGGCACCGGGCCAGACGAACGGGAAGCCACCGAAGTATACAGCCGGTGCAAAACTGGAGTCAGCATTCAAAGCGGCAGAGCGCAGTTACATGCGCCAGATTGAGCTGATTGACACAACCGGTAAAAAGACTGCAGTGGTGACCGAGCAGCAGAAGCTTCAGTTCGACATAGCAGACGGCAAGCTGCAGGGGCTGAACGGCACGCAGCAGAAACGCCTGGAGTTGCTAGCGCAGGAAGTTGATCGGCTTAATGCAGTCAAAAAAGCGAATGAAGAGAATGCCAAGATAGCGGCTTTTGTTGCAAACCTGCAGGCGCAGAACGGCAATGCAAAATCATCGCTGAATATCGATGTTCAGGGGGCCGGGCAGGGCGACAAAGAGCGTCAGCGCATGAAGGAGCGCCTGAGCATCGAGCGCGAATACCTCGATCAGCAGCGCGAGCTTCAGACACAGTATCAGTCTGGCGATATCACCAAATCGCTTTATGAGCGTGAAAACAGCGCAATCGGCAGCGCCATGAGCGACCGCCTGAAAATTCAGGAGGACTACTACAAAAGCATGGATGCCATGCAGTCCGACTGGATGGGTGGGGTGAGTGATGGTCTGGCGAACTGGCTGGACACTTCATCAAACTATTCAGCCTCAGCGGCAAGCGTCGTCAGCAGCTCAATGGACAGCGCACTGGATAATGTTTCATCCATGCTCATGGGTAATAAAGCCAGCTGGAAAGACTGGGCCTCATCGGTACTCAGTATGATCGCTAAAGTGGCCCTGCAAATGGCCGCAGTTAATCTGGTGAGTGGCATTGTCAGTTCTGTGGGTGGCGCTGCTGTTGGCGCGGCATCGGCTGGCGGTGGCACAGCGAATAATTCATTCAGCAGCGGTTCCTACAACAACCTGACGCTCAACGCCAAAGGGGGCGTGTACGAGTCCCATGACCTGAGCCAGTATAGCGGATCGGTCGTCAGTTCTCCGACACTGTTTGCCTTCGCTAAAGGTGCTGGTCTGATGGGCGAGGCGGGTCCTGAAGCGATTATGCCGTTGACGCGTGCGGCTGATGGCTCACTGGGTGTTCGTGCGATAGGTAATGGTGGTGGCAGCGGCGGTACATCTATTTCTGTCAGCGCGCCTGTCACGGTTGAGGGTGGCGGGGCCGGTGAAACAAGCAGCGCCAACACTGCCAATACTGCCCGACAGTTGCAGAGCATGATCCAGACTGTACTTTCTGACCGCCTTAAGAAAGAGATACTTCCAGGCGGCATACTTTACCGGGGCGGGTAAAACTGATGGTGAAAAATGGCTATTGATACTTTTGGATGGTGCGTCAGAACGGGGGCGACGGAGGAGGTTAACGTTGCCACCCTTCAGGCCCAATTCGGTGACGGCTACAAGCAGGTGGCAGGTGTCGGGATTAACGATCAGCGCGAGTCCTGGCCGGTAACCTGCAGCGGCAGCAAAGCTGAAATGGCGATCATAAGGGCTTTTCTCAAAGCACACGTCACCACCTCCTGCTGGTGGGTCAATCCGTGGGGAGAGAAAAAGCTCTACCGCGTAAAGTCTGATTCAATCCGGCCCGCCTTCATCATCGGAAATTTCGTGGAAATCAGTTTTACCTTCGAGCAGGCTTTCGCACCGTGACAGGTCACGATAACAACAGGGCGCATCAGCGCCCTTTTTTATTGGGTGAAAAATGAGTTTTAACCAGGACGTTCAGGCGCTGGAGCCGGGGAGTCTGGTCCAGCTGATTGAAATTGACGGCACGGCTTTTGGGCTTGATACCGTGCTGCGCTTTCATGCGTACAACCTGCCGACCGAAGGCTGGCAGTCATATGCAGCAGAAAACCTGCCGTCCATCATCTGGCAGGGCAATGAGTACGATCCGCATCCCTATGAGCTGACCGGCATGGAGATGAGCAGCACCGGTTCACAGCCGACGCCAAAGCTTTCTGTTGGCAACGTCGGCAACTATGTCACCGCACTATGTCTGCAGTTTGACGACATGGTGAAGGCGAAGGTGCGCATCCACACCACCCTGGCAAAATATCTTGATGCGGCAAACTGGACCGCAGGCAATCCTAGCGCCAACCCGCAGGAAGAGCGAGTTCAGCTGTTTTACGTGAATGCGAAAACATCCGAGACGCGTGCCCAGGTGGATTTTGAGCTTTGCTCTCCTTTCGACATTCAGAGCCTGCAGCTTCCATCGCGCCAGATCACTCCTGTCTGCACCTGGTGCATGCGTGGCTGGTACCGCACCGGTACCGGCTGCGATTACGCAGGCAACAGGTATTTCACCAAAGACGGCACGGCTACTAATGACCCGTCAAAAGATGTCTGCGGCGGACGTATGGCTGACTGCAAAGCACGCTTTGGTGACGATCAGCCACTGCCGTTCGGCGGGTTCCCGGCTGCAAACCTTCAGGGTAAATAACGATGCGCAAAAAGATTCTTGAGGCGATACGCGAGCATGTGGCCGCTGAATACCCGAAAGAGGCATGCGGGCTGGTCATCCAGTCAGGCCGGACCCAGAATTACATCCCTTGCCGGAATATCGCTGACGCGCCGACAGAGCATTTCACGCTGTCGCCGGAGGATAAGCGGGCAGCGGAAGCGCAGGGCGAAATCCTGATGGTTATCCATTCACACCCGGACGTGCCGCAGCTCATTCCGTCAGAGCATGACAGGGTTCAGTGCGATTTCTCCGGCGTGGAGTGGGGCATCATGTCGTGGCCGGATGGCGACTTCTGCACTATCAGCCCGCGCACTGACCGCGACTACACCGGTCGCCCCTGGCTGATTGGTAGCAATGACTGCTGGACACTCATCATGGACTGGTACCAGCGTGAGCACGGCATCACCCTGAAAAACTGGTCTGTTGACTATGAGTGGTGGGTGAATGGCAAAGAAAACCTTTATGACGATAACTGGAAGTCAGAAGGGTTTGTGGAGGTTGAGCCAGCGGAAATGCGAGCGGGCGACATGATCATGATGCGAATCAGCGCCCCGGTAACTAACCACGCCGCAATCTATCTGGGCAACAACATCATTCTTCATCATAACACCGGGAGCCTGTCTACTCGGGTGCCCTATGGCGAATACTGGCGTAACCGTACCGTGCGTATCGTGCGCAGAAAGGAGCTGATGGATGCTTAAAACCATGCGACTCAAAGGCCGGATGGCAAAAATGTTTGGGCCGCTTCACCAGTTCCACGTTGCTGATTTACGGGAGCTGCTGCGTGCAATGTGCTCACAGGTGCCAGGCTTCAAAAAATTCGTATCAAACGCTCACCTCAACGGCATTCGGTTCGCCTTCTTCAGCGGCAAAGATAATATCGGCCTGCTGGAGTTCGACATGTCCTCATCTGCTACTGAGTTTCAGATGGAGCCGGTACTGGAAGGTTCAAAGCGTGGCGGCACACTGCAGATCATCATCGGTGCGGTCGCAATTGTTGCGGCGTTCTTCACAGCGGGCGCGTCACTGGCTGCATATGGCGCGGCTATCGGGACCACAACTGCAGTTGGCCTGGCAGCAACGGCACTGACAAGTATTGGTATCAGTATGCTGCTGGGTGGTGTCGTTCAGATGCTGACGCCTCAGCCCAAGCTCAACGTGGGTGCCTCATCCAGTACGGATAACAAGCCGAACTACGCGTTTGGCGCACCGGTCAATACAGTCGCGATGGGTTATCCGGTGCCGGTGCTTTACGGGACGCGGGAAATCGGCGGCGCGGTCATCAGTGCAGGCAGTTTTACCAGCGATCAGCAATGAAATGAGATTGAGGAGAATCCTATTTTTTCGATGGCGTGCACGCGTGATTACTGAGTGCGTGAAGAATGAGAAAGTAGAAGCAAGCTTTTTGTGTCATAGCTTTTCACAAAATTTGTTCGTAGTGCCAAAACGGTAGTATGATAAAGTATCAATTGATGCATCACTTCAACTACTGAACACAGAGATTATCTTAAAGTTTCTTTCAGCACAGTCGATACTAAAACTGAATCCATTTAACGAGACAAGAATGTCGCAAAAATCATCTGAAAATTTTAACTTAGCTCCAAGCGAAGACCGCGACGGCGCCTATGCTGAGGTCGTGTCGTTGGTTCCCTATGAAACTTCAGCTGGTGGTGCATATGTTAACGTTTCCTTTTTCTGTCCTAGAGTAGAACATATTCTCAATGAAAATGGTGCTGTTGCTGATGCTTCAGTTAAGCTTTTCAAAGTAAAATCTGTAACTTTGCCAAAATCGGCATTCATGGATTTGAAAAAAACTATAGACACATTAATTGAAAAAGAGGGGTGGTGATGTCATCTCTTAATCTTTATGAAACATCTTCTCTAGCGCATCCATTTGCATGGGAGTCATCCCCATTTGGCTCTAAAACTGTTGCCTACGAGAAAAAATCTAAACCTGTAACTTCTCGTACGCAATTGCATTTAGGTAGTGTGGTTTCGATGCAAACCAATGAGTTAGCACTATTATTCTGGCAGACTGTGTATCAGGGTTTAAAAGGCAGAAGCAAAGCGCATGCAGGCGATTTTGCTGTTGATAGTGCTCTTAGTGTTGAGCAACTTTTACGAATGCTTGAGCAAAGATAGTTAATAGAGGTCAGGGATGGGGCTCAAAGGAACTTTATCAGGTTATTTTTTGGACGGGAAAAATAATACACCTTTCTGTACAGACTGGCCCTATCTAACCCAAGATGAAAAAGAAAAAATATTAAAATTTATCATAGACATAGACGTAGAGACGCATGTTATAGGTAAAAATAAAGAGTCTTGGGTTAATGATGATGGTGATGAGATTACTGGAGCTGAAGGTTACAAGGATGAAAATTACTGGCACTATCACTGTGGCCCGCGGTGGTATCATCATACTTTCCGGAGCATGACAAGATGTCTGCATTTCAATCCCAGTGGTAAAGCCTCAGATGAATGCATCCATTACTATCCGGTCCCAGAAGAAAAGGGAAAGATAGTAATCGTGGGATACTCAAGGCTTCACATACCTTTCATGCGTTCTGACGATCCTCTAAATCCATTCTTTACATAAAAGCCGCCGTTTGGCGGTTTTTATCGAAATTTTCGGATAATAAAATTTGCAAGCCACCTTCGGGTGGCTTTTTTTATGGGTGAAATATGCGACTTCTCGAAGGTGCCGTAATTCAGGGCAGTAAAGGCGGTGGCGGCAGCGCCCATACGCCGGTAGAGCAGCCAGACGACCTGCTGTCTATCGCCAAATTAAAAATGCTGCTGGCTATCTCTGAAGGTGAGATTCAGGGTGATTTAACCGCGCAGCAGATTTACCTGAACGATACTCAACTGGCGAACGAAGACGGCACCTATAACTTTACCGGTGTCGTGTGGGACTGGCGCAGGGGAACACAGGACCAGACCTATATTCAGGGCATGCCTGAAGTAGATAATGAACTTTCAGTAGGCGTTGCAGTGACGCAGGCTGTCGCATGGACCCGCCAGTTTTCAAACCTGACGCTCGATGCCATTCGTATCAAGCTGAGCTTGCCGGTGCAGTATCAGTATAAAGACAATGGCGACATGGTAGGTACCGTGACGCAGTACGCTATTGACCTTTCAACAGACGGCAGTTCATGGGGCACCGTTGTTAATGGCAGCTTCAATGGTAAAACCACCTCTGAATATCAGCGCGATCACCGCATTGATTTACCTAAAGCAACATCCGGCTGGTCTATCCGGGTGCGCCGCATCACCACAGACTCGACATCCTCAAAGCTGGTTAACGGCTTCAAGGTGTTTTCTTTTGCGGAGGTCATCGACAGCAAACTTCGCTATCCCAACACCGCACTGCTTTATATTGAGGTCGATGCGAGCCAGTTCAGCGGACAGGCTCCTAAGGTAACCTGTAAGCCAAAAGGGCGTCTGGTTCGCGTCCCAACAACTTATGATCCTGTCACGCGCACCTATGCTGGAACATGGCAGGGTGATTTCAAATATGCCTATACCAATAACCCGGCATGGATTTTCTATGACCTTGTACTGGATAAAATTTTTGGCATGGGGACGCGTGTGGATGCCACCATGATCGACAAGTGGGAGCTGTACAGCATTTCGCAGTACTGCGACCAGATGGTGTCAGACGGTTCGGGCGGCACGGAGCCGCGCTTTACCTGTAACGTTTTCATTCAGAACCAGCAGGACGCTTACACAGTACTGAAGGACATTGCGGCGATATTCCGTGGCATAACTTTCTGGGGTAACAGCCAGATTTTCGTTAATGCAGACGTGCCGCAGGTCGATTCAGATGGAAATGTTGACGTTGATTTCGTTTATCACGCCGCTAATGTCATTGACGGCCTGTTCACTTATGCTGGTGGTAGTTACAAAAACCGCTATTCGTCCTGTCAGGTGAGCTGGTCCGATCCGATTAACCACTATTCCGACACTGTTGAGGGAGTCTACGACTCAGACCTGGTACAGCGATACGATGTGCGCGAGATGAGTCTCACCGCCATTGGCTGTACCTCTCAGAGCGAGGCTCACCGACGCGGTCGCTGGGCCATCCTTTCTAACGCCAAAGACGGTACGGTTTCATTCGGTGTCGGCCTGGACGGCTACATTCCGATCCCCGCTGAAATTATCGGTGTGGCGGACCCGTTCCGCAGCGGCAAGCAGAACGGTGGCCGCATCAGCGCGGTAAATGGCCTGCGCATCACGCTCGACCGTGCTGTTGATTACGCTGCAGGTGATCGGCTGGTTGTAAACCTGCCGGACGGCACCGCGCAGACCCGCACAATCGGCAGCATCAGCGCCGATAAGAAAACGGTCAGTGTGAATACTGCTTTCCGCATTGCGCCGATGGCTGGCGCGGTCTGGGCTATCGACAGTAATAATCTGGCTATTCAGTATTTTCGCGTTACATCAGTAGCCGGTAATGATGACGGCACATTTACCATTACCGGCGTGCAGCACGATCCGAACAAGTACCGCTACATTGATGACGGTGTGCGTATTGAGCCAGCACCAATCACGGTCACGCCCATCAGCGTGCTTAAGGCACCGGCCAACATCAAAATCAGCGAGGTCAGTTTCGTTGAGCAGGGGCTTTCAGTCTCATCAATGCAGGTAACGTGGGACCGTGTTGAGGGTGCAATCAGCTATATGGCTCAGTGGCGCAAGGATAAAGGCGACTGGATCAACGTCGCAGTCACCAGCGCTCAGGGGTTCAGCATTCAGGGAATTTACACCGGCGTCTATGATGTCCGTATGCGTGCTGTCAATGCAGCAGAGGTATCTTCCCCGTGGGGCTACGCTGACTCGACGTCACTCATTGGCAAAGCAGGTAAGCCAGGCACGCCGGTTAACCTCCGTGCCACTGACAATGTGGTTTGGGCAATCGATGTAACGTGGGCGTTTCCTGATGGTTCCGGTGATACCTCGTACACAGAGATTCAGGTGGCTACTACGGCAGACGGGCAGAACCCGCAGTTTCTGGCTTATGTTCCTTACCCCGGAGTCAGCTATCAACACGGCCCTATGCCCGCTGGTGTTCGCCGCTGGTATCGCGCCCGGCTGGTGGATCGCATCGGTAACACTGGCGACTGGACAAATTTTGTTGGCGGGGCCAGTAATGTTGATGCGACTGCGTTGCTGGGCGATATCACTGAGCAGGTCCTGAAAACGGATGTCGGTAAGCAGCTCATCGCAAAAGTTGATACCAACATTGATGCAATGCTGCAGAACGCTCTCAACCTTGATGCAACGGTTGATCACCAGATGGCAATCGCGGGCGCAGCTAACCAGAACCGCGCCGACATCCTTACAGTTAAACAGACCATCGCAACGAACGACCAGGCTTATGCACAAAGGTTTGAGCAGGTGCAGGCGGCAGTCGGTGACAACGTGGCAGCAATACAGCAGACCTCTACGGCGCTGGCTGACACCAACGGCAAGCTATCAGCACAGTACTCAGTAAAAGTAGCGGTAGACAGCAATGGTAGACAGTACGTGGCAGGCATGGGGATTGGCACCGAGAACAGTCCTTCAGGCATGCAGACACAAGTGCTGTTCCTGGCTGACCGCTTCGCAGTGATGTCTCAGGTTGGCGCTACGCCGAAAACCTTCTTTGCCATTCAGAATGGGCAGACCATCATTAATCAGGCATTCATAGGTGATGCGACGATCACAAGCGCAATGATCGCGGCATATATTGAGTCTACGAATTATGTTGCAGGAGCTACGGGGTGGAGGCTCAGCAAAGACGGTACCTTTGAAAATAATGGTTATGAGCCCGGCAATGGTCGGATGGTGCAAACGAATAACCAGATAAGCGTTTACGACGGAAATGGTGTATTACGCGTCAGAATCGGGAAACTTACCTAATGGCGTTTGGCTTTGGGACGTGGGATGCCAGCGGCGTCGATAATAATACTGGGCTCGTCAAGATAAACGCGCTCGCCGTTATGCCTATTGACGCCACTAGTAATTACAATCAGACATTTTCTTTACCTGCCGGTTATTCACTGGATTATCTTTTTCAGGCGAGTGGTGACAGGAATGGTAATGGCAGAAAGAAGATATATGTAAGCGGCTCAAACATTATTGTAGGCCAGGTATCAAGCTCTGATTATTCGGCTGGAACCTTTCCCAATGTTCCGGGGAATATATTGGTGTTCGTGAGGTGATATGTCCTATGGATCAATGCTGACAGACTCAGCAGACGTGCCATTCTATATTGGCGACACAATGCCATTAACACTTCTTGAAAAGCGCGTGCTTAGTGTGCCTGGAGTTTCAGGGAGTGGCGCCGTTATAAATTTATTTAACAATGATGGAGTCATCAGGTTTGTTTTTGTTAACAGCAATGGCACCCAAGGCAACCGCCAAAACACTTGTGAAGTGATGGAGTTATCTGGAGGAATCTGGAGTTTACGCTGTGCTGGAGGGGTAAGAACGGTCAACGTTTATATCTTTGGTTACCAATTTCAGCCAGTTCCTGCATGGGGGATTCAAATTAATGACTCTCAGGGCCGGTGCATTTTAACTAATGAGACAAAGGTACTGCGAGATGTGCAGAAACTCGGGGATGAAGGATCTGACTCGGGATCAGGCTTTAACGCTAACTTCACATTGGCTGGCGAGTGGGCAGTTGCTCCAGCTTATACTGGAAGCTATGTAGGCACAGTAAGCCAAGGCGGGCAGGTTTATCCAGTAGTGGCTCAGTATGCAAGCAGTGCAAGGTTTAACGGCAGCACAACTCAAATCACCAGCGGCTATATAGGCAACCTTAATAGTGGAGGCGGGGGCACAGGCACTCTGACCAACTACCGAAACCGGCTTGTAGCAGTCAATGTTCAGAGATATTGAAATATTCGATCATTATGATTGATAAATAATGTTGATGAATATTTGCGTTGTAGGTATAAGAGATGAAATTTTACAAGGATGATGAAATGAAAAGTATTCTCTTATGCTTAGTTTTTTCCGCACTTGCGGGATGCCAGTCATTGCCACCACAACAGTGTTCAGCAACGGCGCGGATAGGTGGCCAGGACATGACAGTGCCAATTTACGGCGTCAAGAAAGTGGCAAATCAGACTAAGTATTATGCTGGAAATCCATTCGGTTGGCGGTGGGTATCGAAATCGAACTTCACCGAAAGCACCTGCGACAAATAGTAAATAACTTAAATCATTGAACTCAACCAACGTGCCGGAGTTTCGCGCAATCCGGCAGGCTCTTGCTTCCTATTGCAACACATCTTGGCTAGGATTTATCCCATCTTTTACTTTGGGGATAAGGATATAAGAGATGAGGAACATAATTTTAGGGGCGTTGGCTGCGATTATGCTAACCGGGTGTGTGAACTCATACACTTATAGGAATGATTATAAGCCGCTTGAAACTTTCTATACCCCTAAGCCAGCCCAGAATGTTCAGGAGTGCATCCTCGCTGAGTGGCAACAACACCCACTAGGGTATCCTGTAAATCAGCAAAAAACAGGTAAATATTTCAGCGTATTGAGTGTGGCAGACAACGCAGACTCCTTTGAGGAAAATGGTAAAACTGTAGTTAACTATTACTCGCTACGAGGATCACTTGACCCATGGCGGGGAATAAAAAAGAGAACAGCAGCCATAAAGCGCTGCTTGTAAATTCAAAATAAAAACCCGGCCACCGCGCCGGGTTTTTTATTGCCCGGAGAAAGCCATGCCAGCAGGCACTATTGCACTAACCAATAACTCAACAGCTGTGACAGGCTCTGGGACCAGCTTCACAACTGAGCTTAAAGCGAACGATTTTATCGTTGCGGTTGTTGGCGGCATTACTTATACGCTCGGCATGCAGTCGGTCAACTCAGCAACAGGCGTTACTCTCATTACTGCGTACAACGGACCTAACGCATCTATTGTGGCATGGACTGTAGTCCCAAATGCGGCACTTGTCGGGATTACTGCACAGGTGGCCGCCGATGTTGCGAAAGCTATTCGCGGGCTTAATCTGGACAAGGCTAACTGGCAACAGGTTTATTATGGGAGCGGCAATATAACCGTTACCCTGCCTGATGGAAGTCAGTACACCGGCCCCGCATGGAGCACGCTGAGTAACTCATTAAACAAAAAAGCAGGGAGCGGAGAAAACTCAGACATAACATCGTTGAGTGGTATTTCAGGTACTATCGCGCTGAAGAAAGGCGGCTCTGTTAGCTATGAAAACCCTGCTAACTCCTCTCAGCAATTAGGTTTCCTTAGCTATGACTACACCAATGGTGTTCTTAACATAGGTAACACGTTTAGTGAGTTTAAGGTAAAAGCTTATTCTCGCGTCGATTTTCGCTCGACCGACGCTGCTGTATCAACCAGCAATAATCCTGGATGGGTTTCACTATATGCTGGGTCTGTTATGGCTAATGCATGGGTGGCTGGCGCTACTGGCGGTCTTATATACGGCGGCGCTGTCCGCTCTGCACTTCAAATAGGAACAGGTAATGCCCGGTCGGCAACAATGCAGTATTACCTGAACAGTGGTGTAGATGAGAATATCCTTTTTACGCTTCTTATAGGTGGTACTGCGACTAACTTCAGGCTGAACAACGCCGGGTACGGTATCGCCCCATCGGGATGGACAACGGCATCTGATGAGAGGATTAAGGACAAAAAAGAGATTATCCAGAATCCACTGGACAAAATGAAACTAATCCGTGGTTATACGTGGATCAGAAAGGACATTAAGGCCAGCGGCATTGGTTTTCTGGCTCAACAGGTTCAACAGGTTTTCCCTGAAAGTGTCATGAACCTTGGAGACACTACCTTAAAAGATGGCACAGTAGTCGAAGATACGTTGGCTCCTGACACGACAGGTGTAGCAGCAGGTCTCCATCATGAAGCAATCCTTGCTCTAATGGAAAAAATAGAATCACTTGAGGCGGCAGTAAATATGAGAGATACCGCTATCGGCGAGCTTCAGGAAAGATTAAAAGCAATAGACGGCTTAGAAGCTTAAAAAGCCCCGGCGACGGGGCAGATATAGACCGTGCCTCTCTGAGCAGGCTACGGGGTGGGTCATTTAAGATTAGTTACTCTCCGCCACTCCCGCACGATTAAAAATCCTTACCTCTCAAACCCTTTACAAATATGTGAACTGGTCCGGCTTGATCAATCATACCGAACGATATTACTGTTTATCCATACAGTACTAATCAGAGGAGGATTTATCATGCCGAGAGACTACGAGATCAAAGACGCGTTTGTAAGTGCCATCAGGACCAAGGCGGGTGCCGGGCGAATTGTCACGACCGAGGAATTCGTCAAAGAACTGGAACGGCTTAACTGGCACTTCAGCCTGCGCGAGGCAAATCAGTGGATAAAAACGAATACAACCACGTTTCGTGACGTTTCCACGCATGAGGGTGAAGCGAAGACCTACCAGCAGTTCAATCCAAACGGGGGTATCTGACATGGGATTTCCTTCACCGGCGATTGACTACATCGAGCCCAGACTCACCCTGAACGGCATGCTGATGCCTCACCCAGCCAATATGATACTGTTAGAAACACAGGAAGGATTTGTGCTGGTAGACTGCACTCTCACCGCCAAAAATGGCGAAGCAGTCGCTTTTCAACTCGGCGACTACCCGCAGGTAGGAAAATTATTCAGTACAGGGATTGTCACTTCGGACGGCGAGACAATCGACGGAAAGGGCATGGATGGGATTATCGTGCTGGGGAAGGTGACGGCTGAGATAGTGTCAGTTTATGAGCCTTGCAGGCCAATAATTTAAGTAAAAAACTTCATAATATGGCCTCAAGTTTGCATCTAAGTCATTGAATGAGTTAGGGCTGATTTTGATGCTATATTATGAAAAGATAGGGTATTGTATTGATTTAATATCTAAAAGCGCCTGATTTAAAATCCCTCGGCTGTAAGGCTGTGCGGGTTCAAGTCCCGCCCCGGGCACCATATCGCTTTACCAATAAAATTAATGATAAGCAGTGTCGTCAAGCCGCCCCTTAGAGGCGGTTTTTTTGTGCCCGGAATCTGGCATGGCTGGCACCTCACATCCTTAGGCTTTTCAACTGGCATCACGTCTCAGTGCTGAATAACCGTTCATTATCCGTGTCACTGCTTTGCCAATTCAAACCTGATTACATCTGATTTCATTCATTTTTGCGGCCTGAGTCGAATTTCATAACCTGTTGAAACAGGTTGGTTTATCGTAAAGTGGTGGGTATTATTTGCCGTTGCAGAGACGTTAACGTCAATGACCAGACCTTTCAAACATGACTCAGCCCTTTCGGCTTTACCGCCGGTTATTGGTATTGTCGCCAGCCAGTTGCTCAATCCGTATCAACAGAAAATGCTGGACGAGGTAACGCGGCAACTTAATGTTCGCGGTGCTATCACCGTGCTGTTGAGTGCCGATAGCGAAGAAGCTCTGACAGCACTCATCCGGCAGGCGAAACCGCTTGCGACGCGGGGGTTGATACTGCTACCCGGCAACCGCATTACAGATACCTGCAATTTGCCGGTGCTTGAGATTGACGCGGAGCCTGAACTGCAAGCGGATGCGCGGCGGGCAGGGGAAGTAACATCGGAATTACTGCTCGCGGAAGGGCATCAGCGGTTTGGCTTTATGCAAAGCCAGCCTGTTGAAAGTGCGCAAAAGCAGGGCTATAGCACGGCACTACAGGCGGCGGGCAGGGTGCTGAATGCTGTGCTGACTTCAGAGGCAGATGACCGTGGCGGCGCGTATCAGGCGATGATGGATTATTTGAAAAAGACCCGTGCCGCCGATCGTATTCAGGCACTCTTCTGTGAAAGCGATCTGATGGCCTTTGGTGCCATACAGGCAATCCGCGATTTTGGTCAGGGTGCCCACATTGCGGTGGCGGGATTTGGAGACAGTGAGGAAGCCCGAAGCTCTACCTGGCATCTTACCAGCTGGTCACCTGATATCAGGCAAATTATGGGCAACGCGTTAGATCGCTGGTTGGGGCAACACGCAGTCAGCAGTCAAGTGCAGGGGCAATTAGCGCGGCGCCACTCCCATTTTGGCAAAATTGCGCCAGGAGAAATGTCAGCCTGCGGCTGCGCCTTTCGGCATTAGCCAGCCTGCAACGCAGACTGGCTGAAACAGACTATCCCTGCGGTTGTCCTGCCGGGCCAACACCGCCTGGTGCGCCAACCGGCTGCTGCCCGCCCGGAGGGGGTGGTGGGGCCTCTTTGCCTGGCGGTGGTGGCGGTGGTGCATCTCTGCCCGGCGGTGGTGGTGCACAGGCAGTGAGTGTCGCAAGTATAGCCAGCATCGATAACAGGTAAGCAATACGTTTCATCGTAATTCCCTGATCAGGTAAGCGGAACGTTGAGTATAGAGAATCGCCGTAAAATTACCTGGACGAGGTAACATGTCCGAGCCAGAGAGAGAGTTCGTGACGATTATATGAGACGTCTCTCAACCCGAATAAACGGGCGATGCTTTTTGGGCCGGAGCAGGTTAAGGTGGTTCATTATTTAAGAGGAGTCGTTATGAATGGCATTATGAAGTTCGTCCGCGGATGGCTGGTGTTCTCTGTACTGTGGGGCGTATTCATGTGGTTTATGTCATGGCATCAGCAGGGTAAAGAGCCAGGCCTGGCGATTCTGACAAGTCTTTATGCTGGTTTAATCTATCAGGCGCTGATTACTATGGTTGGCCGCTATCGGGCGCGGCGGCAACAGGCAGAGTAA